ACATAGGAAACCTTCATCCGCGCTCTTTGCTTTGGCAGTCCGGCCGCTCTGCTGAACTGGCGGTATTTTCCATTCAGGCGACGCAGGCGAATGCCGGAGGACTGCGCTTCACCGGTTAGCCCGGCGTCTTCAAAGGCCATTTTGAGCCGTTTTTGCTTGCGGATGGCGCGCTCAATCTGCCGTTGTTTTTGCGTGGCCTGGTAATCGTCATATTCCCGGCCCTCAAACTGGATTTTCGGACGGTTCTCCGGCTTCATAGCTTCTAATTCCGAGTCGGTATAGGTGCGCTCGGAGACGCCCTCGATGAAAGGCCAATAGGAGTGGCGGCAGTTGGCCCCTCCGATTCCGGTAACGCTTCCCACACCACAGGCGTCCTCAAAACTTGGGTACTTCCCTTTGGATGCCCGTGGTTTTGCTTTCCAATGGTATACCTTCCCCTGCCATGCGGCATGGTTCTCCCAGCCCCTGGGGCCGTCGATGTTCCGCGCTCCCAGGTGGGCCGTAACCTCCACCAAATCTGTACCAAGGTAGTCCATGGATTGCTCGCGGTATTTCTGGTTGATCTGATTCACACCCGTCATAACGGCCCTTCTGACGGCGACATCCAGGCTGTCCACGTGCCCGCTCTCATAGCGGACGGTTTTGAACCCGCTTTCCGCCAGATGCCGTACTGCGCCGGCAATGGCTTGATTGTAACTGATCGCCCCAGACATAATCTGAAGCTCTGCGCTGTCCAAAGCCCACTGGTAGGCTTTTGCAGGCGGCAGCATCACCCTATGACGGCCCTGCGTCACCAGAAAGCCCATAGAACGCGTCAGATTTCGCAGCTCTCCGCGGGTCTGTTCCTGGATTGCCCAAATATCCTCATGGCTTAGGAGTGTTTCCGGCTCTGTCACCTTTGCCAAGTCGATCATTTCCATATAATATGCCTGGTTGCGGGCTACAACATCGTTTAGAAGATCGTTTAGCCGGGCCTCTCCAATGCCGGTGGCCTCGTCAATCGCCCGTTGTATGTCTTTCAGATCAATCCCATGGGCGCGGAGGGCGCGAATGTGTTGTACTGTTACTTCGTTGAGTTGTCCAGATGCTTTCAGTCTGGAACAGATTTCTTGCAGCAGCTTTCGTTCCAGGCCGCGAAAGAGTTCGGCCAGTTCCTCCGGGAGCGCGTCCAGGATTTCCGGCGTAAAGGGGTAGCGCGGCATTTACTCCACCTCGTCCTGTTCCTCATCCACCAGATCTTCCGTATCCGGCAGCATCCTGCGGGCGGTCTCCTCGTCTTCGCCAAAATAGCGCATTCGATACTCTACCGGCCCAATAATAGCCGCGTTCAGCAGTTGCAGCCCCATAGCCATATCCTGCCTCTTGGTTTCCGGGTCGTCCAGGACGCCGTCCCCCCAATTATAATCCGTTCGATATCCCCCAGGCGGGGCCAGGCCGCCTAAATCGCACCACGCGTTCATTGCGGAAATCAAGCCGTCCAGCGTTTTCTGGAACGCTTGCTGGATCGCACTTTCTGTTACAAACTGCCGCTGCTTTGCCGCCATGATTTCTGTTGCCGTCTTTTCCACGCTTTGCGGGTCAGAAAGCGTCCCAAAGGCGAGGCCGGTATCAAACTCAATGCGCTGAAGGATGTATTGGAACCCGCGGTAATAGGCGCTGTCTTTAACTTCTGGATCAAAAATCTGAAAAAGGTTTCCTGTGGAGGAAAAACGCCCGCCGATAAAAAGACGGCTGTCGAACTGTCCTGGGTCCAGAAGCCCGTCGGTAAGGATCTTTGGTTCCGCCGCATGATAAGCCCACCGTAGCTTTTCCCACTGCTCATCTGCCTGCCGCACCAAATCGACGACCGCGCCGGCATAGACCGACATCCCCAGCGGAGAGGACGGTTCAACTTGATTTACGCCCGGCGGTTTGAAATAGGCGAACAGCGGGCCTTCCAGGTTTTTAATCTCGCTGCGTTCTGCAAGGTCTGCCCACTCTGCCACAGAAGAAAGCGGAACCTGCGCCCCGATCCCTCCGCTCCTTCCGCTGCGAAACGCCCGGTTTTCCACAACATAGACCGGCTCTCCGTGTTTGTCCGGCTGGAAGCTGTGATATTCCAATTTGATAAACCACTGGTTCTTCTGCCGAAAGGGAACGCTTTGGAATACGCCGCCGGTGACCTGCCCGCTCCCATCAAAACGCGTAGGGGTAAAGCCTGTGGAAACGGCGTCCACCAAAATTTTCCCTCCTTCCGGGTATGGCTTTAGGGCAATACCACCCAGGCAAAGCCCCGCTTCCAGTTGACTACCAAAGTTTGCCGACGCACGCTGCATCTGCTGGTTGATGTATTCCGCCCGCGCGCTGCCGGATACGGATACGGAAAACTCCGAAAACGCGTGCTGCGCCAGTTCCCGCCCAATCGCCCCCGGAATTCCCAGAGGGCGAACCTCACAGGTTTCCCAAGGCGGATGGTTTGTGTACATCCGCCACCAGAGGCTAAGGTTGTCCTCCATATTTCTGGATATAGCGGACGGTACGCCGAACTCTTTTTCAATGATCCCGGAAGGGATCGTTTCTCTATCCCGTTTTTCATAGCCGAATTTATTCAAAAACTGGTCGATAAAACTCATAAATGCTACCCATCCCCCCGCAGCTCACGTCCTAGGATTGTTGCACAGAAATAACGCATATCGTCCATTGCATGGTCGTTTTCTTTGATCACCGTGTCCTCCGGAGCTTCCGTATCCCAACGGTACGATTCCAACTCCCGGATACAGTCCCCGCAGTTCCGATGAATCAAGATTCGTCCGGTTTGCAGCAGCGTCCCTGTCAGGCGGATACCATCTAATACGTGATTGTTCGCGTCCCAAACAGCAAATTCCCCGTGTCGGCGAATGGTTTCTTTGAAGCTGGCGGCAGAAGGATCAACGATCACACGCTGAATCCTCCGCCCTCCGGACAGCTTTTTCAGTCCCATATAGTGTTCTTCGTCTGTTTGCTGATGGTTTCCCGGTTTTCGGCTGTCATAGTAATATTCGTCCACCCTATACGCGGTTTCTTTCCACAGGCACCACAGACCCGCCGATGTTGGATTGACGGTACCATAATCCACAGAGATAAACCACTCCCCGCGCTGAAGTGCCTGCCAGGGGATTTCGTCCACGACCATATCGCCGCTGAACATAGGGTAAACCCGCCCCTCCGCCACACACCGCTCCCCCAGGATATCCCGGCGATACCACACACTGTTAGGGTCATACTGCGCCTTGATTTCCTCCCGGCGGTCATCTGAAATAGCCAGGTTATCGTCAATTGTGAAATGTTGGTAGAGATATCCGGGCAGGTTTGTTTTGGTGTAATGGTCTATGTACTCGCTGTAAATCTTATGATTTGGATTGCAGGGATTCAAGTCCCACAAAACCAGCGGGTCCAGAGCCGCAGCCTGACGGCCAAAGGCGACCTTGATGAAGCTCTCACGGCTGTTATCGCTGTCGTAGTGCTCGTTGATCTCCGTGGCAATCCACAAACCATAAGAGTTGCCTAAGATGCGCTTGTAGCTGTCGGCCTTACCGCCGCCGGCAAACACTACGATTTTTTCACCGGTCTGCGTGTAAAGGAAAAGCGCTTCATTGTCCCTGTATTTTCCCCACTTACAGCGGCCCCGGAACAGGGCTTCCAGACCAAAACCATTGCACACGCCGATATTCAGCTTGGCGTTTCCGATGGTAGAGCCGCTGGCAAGGTGGATTTTATCCCGGCAGAGTTCCAAGTGTGCTGCGGCAATAATGCAGTGGTCGATGGTCTTGCCGGAGCGGATGGCCCCCTCCGCCACGCAAATGCGGTTGTCTATTGCGGTGTTTATGTACCGTTTGTGTTTGTCCGAAAAGTCGGACCATGGAATGGTTTGGGTGAGGATCATGATTTCGGCGGCTCCGGGAGCGGCATCCAATAATCTATCTCGTCTGCAAATCCACCGATATCTTCAAAGACAGATTTTACAAACTTTTCCCCATCAAACATTGCTGTTGTGGAGGATTCCGCCCCTTTTACATGGACAATGTATTCTTCTGGTTCTGCAAGCCCTTCTTCAATAAAGACATACCCTGTTGGCATTTTATCTTTCACACTAATCCATTCCATCTTCTCACACCCTCAATTTCTCCGCCAGCGCGGTCAAGTCCTCCACGGCGGTCTGTTGTTTGTCGTCAGCATCGCTGATGTCGCACATATCTTTGTAGTTTTGCACCAAACGGCGAAACTCCTGCCCATCGTCATTGTCCACGGATTTCATGCGCTTTTCAATTTGTTGGTACATCTTGAGTTTCAAGCGGGATTTTATCGCCAGCACTTCCGATTCGCTGTCTGCAATTTTTTCAGCTGTTTTTTGTTGAATTTCTATAGAGAGTTTGTTCCTGTGCTGCTCACGCGCTGCAACCCACCCCTCGGCAGTTGCATGGTTGGATATTTGCCGAAGCGTAACGCCGTATTTTTCTGCAAGTGCCCGCTGAGTGATACCGCCGCTAATGTATTCTGCTTTGATTTTTAGCCAATCAACTGCCACTTCGTTTCCCTACTTTCGATAGGATCCACCTTTCAACTGGCTCGCCCTCTTCCGCGGCGGTGGCATTGAGGTCCACCAGATATTCTGCCACAAATTGCTTTTGCTTCGGTGTTAATGCCATATCCCCACCTCTCAAAGAAAATTTTGTGTAATATTGGGCCTGTACGGGGACGGCAATGCCGCCCCCGCCAATCCAGGCAAGGCGTAAAAGGAAGAATGCGGAGGCAGGAGGAACCTCCGTAGTCTTATCATAACACAGGTTTGAGGCAATTTTCCCCCTCCTGGTGGGCAGCTTAAAAAATTTTTTCACGCCCAAGGAGATAGTCTGTCGACACGTTAAAAAAATCCGCAAGACGAATAAGATTTTTAACAGAAGGCTCTCGTTCCCCACGTTCATATTTCCCAATCATATCCTTGCTCATACCACAACACTCTCCCAGTGTTTTGCGCTTCATCCGGTGCCAGTCACGCAAATAGCGTAATCTTTTCGGGAAACCGCTCTGTTTCATTAGAGTATAGTCCACACTCCTTACCCCCTCTTCGGGTCATACTTGTAAAAATCCGGCTCTGCCCGGAAAATCAGGCGGTTGTTGCACCATCTCTGGAGCAGGCGAATTTCCCTAGACGCGTTGGGTTTGTTGTAGACCATCACATATGGGTCAAAACCCATATCGCGCAGGGTGTAGATACGGTATAGGTTTTCCTCCATGCTGGTGTCGTAGTTAGTCAGGACATAGACCGACCCAAACTTCCCGTGCCGGTTTTTCTTCCCGTAGGTTGCATACCGCCGCAGGCCCCGCACCACCGTATTGCTCTCTGCCATGTAGTCCCAGGCGAAATGAATCTCTTTCAGCTTGATTTTGCCTATTGCTTTGATGTTCTCCTCCGTCAGCAGGCGGGCGTCCAGTCCTTGCGTAAAGTCTACCCACGCGCCGCTGTCCGCAAGCTGCCCCAGCAGGTCCATGTGTTCCCGGCAGGCCAGCAGATTAGGGTCCAGCAGCTTGATTTCCTTCTGGCCCCGCCACCACTCGGACAGGTCCGCCACCTTCCGGGCGGCGCGGCCCTCCTTCCCGGCCACGATG